AGAATGCTTGAAAATCTTCCAAAAAAGTTGTATTATAGTGATCACCAACCGAGTAGTTGGGATTGGCATGATCATATTATAATAAAACTTTAGAATGAGCAGTTGTAAATTAGTAATAAAAGATGAAGTGAACGTAAAGTTCGAGAACCTTAGCCTCGAATGGCGAAAGAGGTTATCTAACAAATTCAAATATGAGATACCATATGCAAGGCATCTACCTGCTGTAAAACTAGGCAGATGGGATGGTAAGGTCAGTTTCTTTGGACTTGGTGGTACCACATACTTAAATCTAGTTGATCAAATCATACCTATACTTGACGAGGGCGGGGTGTATATAGATGTTGAGGACAAAAGAGAGCAACACAATTTTGAATTTAAAGCAGTAGATAAAAACTATCTGTCACACATCACATGGCCTGAAAATCATCCGGCCGCAGGACAACCTATAGAATTGAGAGATTATCAAGTGGAAACTATCAACAAGTTCATAGAACATCCACAGAGCATACAAGAGATCGCCACAGGTGCAGGTAAGACTATCATTACAGCGGCACTGTGCCAGTTGGTCGAACCATATGGTAGGACACTGACCATTGTTCCAAACAAAAGTCTTGTCACACAGACCGAAGAAGACTTCCTTGCTTGTAACTTAGATGTGGGCGTGTACTACGGCGACAGGAAAGAACTAGGCAGGTTCAACACAATAGCAACATGGCAGTCACTGAATGTGTTAGAAAAGAAAAGCAAAGATGAACACACAACAGATTTTTTAGAAGCAATACAAGGCATTAACACAGTGATCATCGACGAGGTACACATGGCCAAGGCAGACGTACTCAAAAGATTGTTGACTGGACCGTTTGCACACTGTGGTATACGTTGGGGTCTGACAGGCACCGTTCCAAAAGCAGATTACGAATTTATGGGACTGAAATGTAGCATAGGCGAAGTGTCCAACAGAATACAGGCCAGTGAACTACAAGACAAGGGTGTATTAGCAAACTGTCACGTTAATGTATTGCAGACACAAGATCATCCACAGTTCAAAACGTACGGAGAAGAATTAAAATGGCTGACCACAGACAAGACCAGGATGAAGTGGGTGGCCAACACAATCAAAGACATATCAAGTTCAGGCAATACACTGATACTTGTGGACAGGATATCTGCAGGGGAGATCTTAGAAGAACAGATCAATGATGCAGTGTTCGTGTCTGGGTCTACTAAAAACACAGACAGGAAGGAACAATATGATGAAATATCTACTGCAACAAATAAAGTTATTATCGCCACATATGGAGTTGCCGCTGTTGGTATTAATATTCCTAGGATTTTTAATCTTGTTCTCATAGAGCCAGGAAAGTCGTTTGTAAGGGTAATACAATCGATCGGACGTGGTATCAGGAAGGCTGAGGACAAGGACAGTGTGCAGATATGGGATATTACCAGCAGTTGCAAGTTTGCGAAAAGACACCTAGGGGCAAGGAAAAAGTTTTACAAAGAGGCCAATTACCCGTATAATATAGAAAAGATAAATTATGAAAATCCTTACACTAGATAACAGGACATACACATTAGAAAAGATACCTGAATGGGTTGATGAGAAGTTGAGATTTGCGGTGCTTGACAATTCAGATCCTGCCAATCCGGACTTCTTTTACATTCCGTTAATATTTCTCGAGAGCTTCAATGCCCCAGCGGCGGTGTTGGAAATTGGTCCACACAAGATAAAAATGCCACTAGATTGGAAGATGCTGATAGGTGAAGCAGGCCAATCTGAGATGCACGTGTTACCAATCACAAGTCTGAACGACAGAGGATTTGATGCTTTCACATTCAATCCGTTATCAAGTCCAAAGCCGGACTTCTACCCAATAGATGTTGTAGACATATACACAGAAGTAAAATGGTATTTCCCAAAGATAAAATCAGGACAGATGTTGGCGGTGCCATTGAATAACGGATCAAAGCCCATGTGTGCATACTTCGTCAAGGACATCTCAAGACAATGTGAACAGGTTGACTATGGCTCTGTCTGGTAGGAAATCAATAACAATCGACGCACCTATCCTTATAACCAGCAACAAGATTGCGGTATGGATGGACGAAGACTGGATGCACAAGTTCTTTGACTTCATGAAGAAACACAAATTCCAATTTTCAGGTTTACAACATAAAAACAAGAAACTAAAATTAACATTTGTAACAGCAAAAGAATGCACAATGTTTGCACTAAAATATGCCAGCAGAAAAAAATAGAAAATTTTTTGATCTAAGAAACGGACTCAAAGCGGTAGACTTCAGGAACAAGGACTACTTCGACAGGATTGATGACAAAGAGAAATCGTTGTACTCTCCCTACATGCTGATGAGATATGTTTCCAATGTGTCATCTAAGGATCCATTCTACGTAGAGCATTACATAGAGATGGTAAACGAATGCGTTAACAAACACTGCTTCACCCTAGGTAAACACAAGAAACTGTTGTGGATACTGACTGCTATGTGTGGTGCAGAGACACAACAATTCCATCCATGGTTGAAACCCATGAAGCGTGTACCAAACAAGAGTCTGAAGAAACTACAGGCAATATACCCAACATGGAAAGAAGCAGACCTAGAGACACTAGACAAAATTATAACAGACAGAGAACTAGAGGAACTGATAGAGGCACATGGCATCGACAAATAAATGCACATACTGTGGTAAAGAGTTTGCAAAAGCACGTACACTGCAAGTACACTTGTGTGAACCTAAAAGAAGATATCTTCAACGTGATGAGAAATGGGTAGTGAATGCATTCATGGTGTTCCAGAGATTCTATCAGATACACCAACACAATTCAAAAGAAAAAACATATGACGATTTCGTCAAGAGTCCATACTACAATGCATTCGTTAAGTTTGGCCGATTCATCATGCACATAAACCCACTGTATCCGGAGAAGTACATAGAGTTCGTATTGAAATCAAAAATCAAACTCGATCATTGGTCAAGAGATGACTTGTACGAAACGTATCTCATAGAAGCACTCAAAACGGAACCAGTGGAGGCCGCACTACAGAGAAGCATTGCAACAATGATGGACTGGGCAACAGAACAGAATGCACAATGGTCTGATTATTTCCGTTTGGTCAACACCAACAGGGCAGTGCAACACATACAGCAGGGAAAGATAAGTCCATGGCTGTTGCTTGGTTGCAACGCAGGCAAAAGGATGTTAAAATCGTTTAACGACGAACAATTACAAATGATTGAAAAATTTATAAACACAAGTTTCTGGCCAAGCAAGTTGAAAAGTTATCCAGCGGATCATATGTTAGTACAGGACACAGCAAGGGAGGCCAAGATTGTCTAAGATCGATTTAGAAGTCTCAGATAACTTAGAGTTTGATGACGGAGACTGTGCAGTAATCATAAAAGAGGACGGATCCATAGGAAGAGTAATAATGCCAAAAGTTGACAAGACCATATTAAAAACAGAAGGTTATAAAAAACTTCTCGATGTGTTAGAAGTTTTGCAACCAGGTTCTCGTGAAAAAATGATAAGCCATGCAGAAAAAGACAAAGGGAGTGTACACTAATGCCTGATGTAGACATTGATTTCTTTGACAGGGACAACACACTGAAACTGTTCAAGCACACACCTGCGTCTATGATCAAAGACGGCAAGTCTGAGAAACACAAGACAGGAGTGTACTTCCATGCTGTGCCGGAACATCCTGTTACCGGGCACGCCTCACTAGATTATAAAAATGCAGAAGATAGAGGATACTTTAAGATAGATTGTCTTAATGTAAACATATACAAAGATGTCAAGTCAGAACAGGAACTGGTTGAACTTATGATACAAGAACCTGACTGGGACATGTTGAAAGATCCTAAAGTGGTAGAAAACCTTTTCCACCTAAATGGCCATTTCAATATAGTGTCCAAACTGGAACCAAGAACCATAGAACAACTTGCGGCTGTGTTGGCTATCATACGTCCTGCGAAGCGTCAGTTGATGTACAAGGACTGGTTAGACATAACAAAGGAAGTGTGGACCAAACCCACTGACGGGTCGTACTTCTTCAAGAAGTCACATGCTGTGGCATATGCACAAGCCATAGTAGTACAGATGAATTTGATAAGCAATGCTAAATATAGTTTTGATGCACCATCAAAGAAATAAAAAGAAAAAATCCAAAAAACGTACTAAAAGAAACTCCGCTTCAAAAAAAGAACCATACGGCTATCAGCCAGATAGTCCTTTGACATTACACTATATTACAACAGGTTCTATACTTGCGGAAAAAAAGAAGACTAGGTAGGTCTTCTAACTAATTGGATAGTACGTCTCTTCACCCGTTTCTTTGAAATTTCAGAAAGTTTAACTGTAGGCCCATGTACTATTTCTACATCTTTAGAATTAAGTGTGATAAGCGTTGAACGGAAATATTTAAATTCACCCTTAAGGAATATATTAATTGGTAATTTACGATTGGACTCATGCCACCATGTCTCCCCACATTTCAGAAACTGCATCTTGTCCTGTGGCATCATTAATCTGCCATAGTCATAAAAACTAATCACGTTGACATCTTCGTTCTGGACTATGCCCACATACTCCAAATCGCCCTTTCTTATAAGGCTTAGGAATGGGAATTTGTCTCTCAGTGTGGTAAAAATTTCGTTCATTCTATATCTATAAATACTGTTAAATATGTACTATGCAAACTGTACAAAGGTATTTAATAAATCAACTGGTAATAGCCTACATAAGTGGTTACCATGGAAGGAACTCAAAAGTGTACGATAGACGCTTAACACTGCACAGAGGGGTATCAAACCCAGTCTCATTCACGTTTAAGAACGAGGATCAGAAGGCACAAGACATCACTGCCAAAACATACGAGTTCAACATGATCGATTCAGAGAGCAAAAAAGCAGTTCTAACAAAGACATTGACCATACTGGATGACGGATCCACAGTAAGCACGAAAGGCGACGCAAGTTGCACAATCACAGAAGGCGACCTGTTGCCTCTAGATGCCAAGTTCTACAACTTCGCAGTGAGAGAAGTGAAGTCAGACGGTAGCAGAGAGATCACGTATGCTGACACAGGATATGCGGCCGCTGGCACAGTAGAGTTGTTGGATGGTGCCTATCCAGAATTTTTACCAAGTACAAGTGTTTCCAGTTTCACAGGAACAGGTGGTCCACTAACATACACATCAGGATCTATAGATTCTAAACCAGGGATCAATAACAACAAGGCTTTACACACAATTGCCGTATACACAAAAAACTTCTCAGGTGCTTTGCGGGTGCAAGGAACAATGAGTGCATCGCCGAGCGACGCTGATTACTTTGATATTACCATGGAAGGTGCAGGATCCACTGCAAACTCTTTCACTGACTCGACAACAGTTACCAACTTTAACTTCACAGGTGTATATCACAGTGTGAGATTCAGTTGGGGCAACGACAGTGATAACACTGGCGTGATTGACAAAATCCTATATAGACAGTAAAATAGTATAGATTATGAATCTTATACAGAATACAATTCTGACTAGCCTGCCTGC